CAGGCGTTAATCATCGACAAGGCTGGGACACGAATGTTTGCCTAGAGCGCACTTACCACCTAAAATGAACAAAAGAAAGGGTGTCGCAAAATGACAGTCGCCGCCGTAATGACCTACGACTCATTGGTCGAAAACATCCAGTCTTATCTGGAGCGCACCGATACCGCTACTCTTGACAAAATTCCTTTGTTCATCATGTTGGCGGAACAAACTATCGCCAGCCAGATTAAGTTTCTTGGAAACCTGATTGTCAACAGCAGCACCATGGTGGTAAGCTCCCCGATCATTGACAAGCCTGCCCGGTGGCACAAAACAGTGTCAATGAATGTGACGGTTGCAGGCAGTCGCCAACCAATCCTGCTTCGCAAGTACGAGTACATGCGCGAGTATTGGCCTGACGCTACGGCAACGGAAGTTCCCAAGTTCTATTGCGACTACGACTACACGCACTGGCTGGTAGCCCCAACCCCCAACTCGGGATACACCTACGAGGTCATTTATTACGAGCGTGTGCAGCCTCTGGACTCAACCAATCAAGTCAACTGGTTCACTATTTACGCTCCTCAAGCCCTGCTGTATGGCTCACTTTTGCAAGCCATGCCGTTCCTCAAGAACGACAGCAGGATTCCAATATGGCAACAGCAGTACCAAGGCATCATGCAAGCGCTGATGGTCGAGGACAAGCTTCGTATTGCCGATAGACAAGCAATGGTGGTGGACTCATGAGCTTTAACAGCCCCTTCAGCGGTAACGTCGTACAGCCAACCGACGTAAGTTACGCTTCATACTCAATCTCGGCAGACACCCAACTACAGTGGCCCATCAACAGTGAGCCAAATGTCAACTACGCCGCACGGATCATGCAGATCACGGCGACAGTGGGTAGCCTTAAGCTGATCATGCCACCGGCCAACCAAGCTTCGGTTGGTCAAGACGCTCTGATTCGCAATATTGGCGCAAACACATTTACCGTGGTGGACTACGCTGGCAACACGATCATCGCTGTTGCTGCTGGTCAGGCTCAGTACATCTACATCACCACCAACGCCACAACCGCTGGCACATGGGGCATCATTGCCTTTGGTACGGGAACTTCATCCTCTGATGCGGCAACTCTTGCTGGTGCTGGTTTGGTGGCGCAATCCACCACCTTGAACCAAAGCCACCCGGTTTCGTACATTGCAAACAATGATACTTTTGTTGCCTCAGACCGTGCGCAAATGCATGTTTGGACTGGCGGCGCAGGAACGGTCACGCTTCCACTGGTAAACGTTGTTAATGACAACTGGTTTGTCATGGTTCGCAACGCTGGCACGGGAACGCTGACAGTCAACACATCTGGCGGACAACTTTTGGATGGCAGCGCATCCAAGCTGTTCCAGCCGGGTGACTCTGCGTTTATCGTTTGTACTGGTACTGATTACATTACCGTGGGCTACGGTCAGGCCACTAATTTTTCGTTCTCTGCGTTGTCTTATGCGGTCACAGGAGGCTCATACACCCTGACTGCCAGCGAAGCCGCAAACACCATCCAAGAGATTACTGGAACGCTGTCTGCCTCGGTGACTATTGTTTACCCACCCGTGGTGAACCTGTATGTCATCAGCAACCAAACATCCGCAGGCGGCAACTCGCTGACCGTAAAAACCGCAACAGGCACTGGTGTTGTAGTCCCGCCCTCCTCGCAAGTTACAGTAATTGGCGATGGCGTGGACTTCTACAACGCCAACACCACGCAAATTGGCGCAACAGCTATTTCTCTAATTTCTGGTACAGCCGCCTCACCCGCTATTAACTTCATAGCGCAAACCAACACGGGTATGTTCTACGCCACAAATGCTGTAGCGTTCTCCGTGATTGGCACACAGCGTCTATCTGTAACGGTCAACGGTATTGTTGTGAATGGCACGGGTACTTTTACTGGGGGTGTTAGCGGGGGCGTATTTTAATGACTGAAAAAGTCTTCGCTCTAGACACGCTTGCTGGTATCCAGCGGGACGGCACTGTCTTTGACAAAAGCTTTTATGTTGATGGTCAATGGGTTCGGTTCCAACGTGGACGACCCAGAAAGATGCTTGGTTATTCGCAAATTACCGATGAGTTGGCAGGCCCATCTCGCGGCATCTTTCAGGACTCAACCTCTGGTTTAAGCCGCATTTACAGCGGGTTTGAAAACGGTTTGCAGGTTGTTGCCTTGAACAACGTGGGTGTTGGATCGGCTACCAGTGACTTTGCCTTTGGCGGCAAAATCTTGACCTTGTCGGCAATTACTGCTGGCGGGATCAATTACACAAACGGGACGTACAAAAACATCGCCCTCACAACTGTGACTGGAATTGGCAGTGGCGCAACTGCCGACATGACTGTTTCAGGAAATGCTGTGACAGCGGTTACGCTGGTCAATGGTGGCAACGGCTACTCGTACCTCGACACTTTGTCCGTAGCGCCTGCATCAATTGGTAATGGTATTGCGACCACAGCATCGTTGGTTGGCGGCACTTTGTACGGCAATGGAAGCTACCTGTCTGTCCCGCTGACCTATGGATCAGGCTCTCCGTCAACAGGCGGGACGGGGTCTGGCGCAACAGCAAACATCACGGTAGTCGGTAATGCTGTGACCAGCGTAGCAATTCAAAATGCAGGTGTTGGCTACACCGTGAACGATGTTTTGACTTGCAACAGCAACTTTATCGGCGGCGGTAGCGGCATCATCAGCACCTACGGCGGCTTGGTTGGTGGTCAGTTCTACACCTCTGGCACTTACACAAATGTTGCCTTCACGGGGGGAACTGGTTCAGGAGCCAAGGGAACGGTCACTGTTGGAACAAATTCAATTGACTCTGTGTACAACATTGTCAGCGGTAGCAACTACACCAACGGAAGCTTTTCTAATGTTCCGCTTACGGGTGGATCTGGAACCGGGGCGACGGCCATCATCTCGGTTTCTGGTGGCAATGTGATTGATGTCACCATGGTCTTGGGCGGCAACAATTACGTTGCAAACGATGTCCTGTCTGCAACTGCGGCCAGCATCGGTAATGGCATTGCTACCATTTCGGTAACAAACATTGGATCGGGCTACCCCAACGGAATCTACTCAAATGTCCCGCTGACCAACACGGTTGGCACTGGCTCTCTTGCTCTTGCAACCATCACGATCTCTGGTGGCGTTGTCATCGCATGCTCAGTGACATATGCGGGTATTGGCTACGCAGTCACCGACACCTTGACGGCAAGCAACACCAACCTTGGCGGCTCTGGTTCAGGATTTCAGGCAGCGCCAGCATCTATCACCACCTCGACTGGATTTCAGTGTCAGGTCAATTCTGTGACCACAGGCTCCGTGACCCAAGTGGTCTTGACCAACGATGGACTTGGGTACGCCGCAGGCGACATCTTGAGCGCTCCTGCTGACGACATTGGTAAAAAGAGCGGCATCATTGGATCTCTTGGTGGCATTACTGGCGGAAGTTTTTACACAAGCTCTACTACCGCAACAGGCACTGGAACGATTGCTGGAACCGTGATGAATATCACTGCGGTGGCTTCAGGCTCCTATGTCCTTGGTCAAACCATCACGGGCACTAACGTCTCTCCCGATACCACAATCACTTCCTACGGAACGCCTACAGCCACTTTGGCATCCGTGGTGATCACTGGTGTCGCTGGGCAATTCAGTTGCACAGCAACCACTTTGGCAGTAGGTAACACGGTCACCATCAGCGGAACGTTTGGCGGCACTGGAAGCATTACTGGGTACGCAAATCCAACTTCTTACCTGATTTCCGACACCAACGGAACCACCACATTTAAGCTGACAACCTTGTCGGGTGTTGCGGTGGTGACTACAGCAGGAACGCCCACAGGCTTGACATACAAGCTATTTGGCGGGATTGGCTCATACAACGTAAGCAAATCACAGACAGTCACCTCGACCACCCTTTCGGCGCTTGGTATCTTTAGGGACACACCTTTGACGGGTGGCACGGGTACGGGAGCTACGGCCAACGTAACGATCACGAGCGGAGTTGTGTCCAATGTGACTCTGGTAGA